TCATGGGTTGCCATATTAAAAACCTCTTGCTAAATAATCAAAAGTTCTACCGACTATTGTACCACTAGAATTTTTGAAAGTTATATCAAATCCTGTCGTTGTAACATTTTCTAATAAGAAGAAATCACCAGTTGCCATGTTCTGTGCAGTCACCGCAACTTTAGGTGCAGATAAAAATGCTTCGTTAAATGTAACTGATAATTTTGATGTGCTTGATGTTTCTGTATCTGTATCAAGTTTTGCATAAGTTAGTGCAGATGCAGTTAAAGCAGAAATATATATCTGGTGAGTTGTATCACCAGTAGAAGCATTGAGTTTGAATTTAAATGCTCTGCCATAGTAATTACCAATCGTAAAATCTTTGAAGTCTGTGTAAGTTGGTGAACCTGAAGGATCATCGTTAGTGATTGCAATTTGCAGATTAGCTAAGACATCATCAAAGTCATTAGTATCTATGGCAAACCAATCATCTACATTATCTGATCTATCATCCCAAAAGTCAGTTGTATCATCAGCAGTAAAAGTTATGCCTGAAGTAAGTCTGGAAAATCATCCACATTACCTGAAACAGAATCCCATAAAACATCACCTTCAAATTTAAGCAGATTATCTACTGCCACCATGTTTGTTTTTGTGCCTGAGAATGTTGGATTCTCTGTTAGCGTTTGTCTGTTTTCTAATTGGAAAGAATCAGGTGAAACTGTATTGACTACAGTTGTCGCGTTTACTGATTTTCTATTGGTTGAATCAACTGCCTTAATTAAATAAGTTCCTGTCAGTAATGGTAATTGCACACCATTAGATATTCCTGAAACAGAGTCACCAATCTTGACTGAGTTTTGCCAAACTGCACCTGAAGTCAAACTGTTGTGCCTTATCTCATAAGTACCACCTATTTTGACATCAAGATCAGTTGTTGGAGTCCAAGTTAAAGTTGCAGTAATTCCATCTGCTCTTAGATTCAAGTTTGTGACATCTGCTGGATCAGCAGTCAGTCCATATATTCTTTGAGTGTAGGAAGTATATTCAGAAGGAACACCAGCAGTATTAACTGCTCTAACTCTGAATTGATATAAGTCAGGTTCAATATCAAAGAATGTAAATGTTGTTCCTAGAGATGCACCAGCACGAACAAAATCGGTTGCTGATGTCTTTTTAAATTCAACATCGTATCTATCAATATTGACTCCTAAACTTTCCCAGTTTGGATTGCTGGTAGCAGTCCATAATAAATCTGCTTTTGCTTTTACTCCTGAACCTTGTGTAGTAGAAAACAAAGATTCAGTTACGCTTTGTAAAGCTGGTGGATTGACTGCTGGTAATACAGACAAGCCTTTTATCTTTTGATTCAAAGTAGCAAAGTTAGAAAAAACCCCTTTGGTATTTTTTGCTCTGATCATTATTTTATAAAGACCTTTTTCTAAATCATCTACAGTAAATACAGAAGAATTTGCTGTTCCCTTCATTATGTAATTTTCTTTATCAAAGCTAGTTACCTGATCGTAATAGTTCAACTTGAATACAGATATTTCATAGCTTTCAACAAAGGTTGATGTTGGTGGAGTCCATGAAATATTTAATCTGTTAAATACAGTATCGTTAGCAAAGATTAAATCTTCATCAACTTGTATGTTTGTGGGTTTAGCTATAGAAGCAACATCAGGTAAGTCTGTGTTTGGTGCAGTATCTTCTGCGGATATTGTGCCAAAATCATAAACATCAGCATCGTATTCTTGAGCAACAATATCTACTTCATCGTTATTTTTTAGATTCATTGATTGAACTCTGAATCTTTTTCCAGCGTTACTGTTTAAAGTTTCAAAACCTAATGATTCTAATTTAACAAAAATGATATCACCGACTTCTGCTCTTAATCCAACAATAGTAGTTGTAAATTTAAGCACCATGCTTTGTCTTGATTGCTTCATGTTGATAGTTGCAATCATTCTTGCCCTTTCTTTATCTGTGGTAAAAGGCAGTTCAATGGCTCTTTCTAAAACTAAGTTATTATCAGCAGTTCTAAAAGTTCCGCTTTCTATAACTGCAAAATCACCTTGAAAATCTCTTTCTTTATTAAAGAATCCAGCACGAACTCTGTTAGCTTTGAAATCTTTACTACCTAAAAGAACATCATAATTACCAACAATATTATTTTCATCAAATGTTTGTACTGCTGTGCCAGCAGCATCTATGATTAATTTATATTTTCCGCCTGTGAATACTAATGATCCTCTGCAAGAAGTTAGAATTTTTTGCACATTCTCAAAAGCTGTAGCGTTTGTATCTAGGTAACCATTGCAAGTGTATTGTGGTACAAGTTTACCACCCAAAGTCACCATAGTATCGCAAGTATTAGCAGCAGTTGTGAAAGAAGTGGTATTGATATCGTTAATAGATATCCCTCTGCCATAGATTGTGTTTGTTAGATAATCTAATAATATATTGGCTGGATTGTTACTGTATCTAGTAACAAATTGATTTCCAGCAACCCAAGTATTTGAACCAGCATCTACCGAATAAACAAACCTTCTATCTTGAACTTTTTTACCTTTGATGTCGCAAGTAATTTGTGGAATGTTTCTAAATACATCTTGATCAGCTTCTAGTCTTACATATAAATATGCTAAACCTGACAACTTGTCGGAAGATGTCCATTTACCGCCTGATTCATTTATCAAATCTTGATCTGCTGCTTGATCTGTTCTGCCTAAATGTTTGTTGACTCTAACTACATTTTTGAATTTTTGTTTAATGTCACCAGCAAAAAGATAGGCAATATTAGCTTCTACCGAACTTGTATATTGAGTGTATTCTCTAGTTTCAGTTTGAAATATTGGTTCATCGTTAAGATAAACTTGTTCTATTGATTCTATTTCTCCTTCGCATAAAAGTAAGACGATGTGCAGATATTCATTGTTATCACCAGTCACTTGATAATAAATTGGAGTACCACCTATTCTTCTTTCTCCATAAATAACTGGAATCGGTGCTGTGTTTGATGGTGTATTTGATAAAGCCTTTGCACCAGTTGATTCTAGTGTCGATGGCATTGTAGGCATTTGACTACCTATATAAGCTACTGTGACTGCTGTAGCAACAACAACTGTGGCTATTCCTAAAGTTAATGCAACTGCTGGTGCAGCAGTAGCTATTCCCAAAGCTGCACCTACAGATGTTCCAATTGATGCAAAAACTGGCAAAGCTGCTGGCATAGCAAATAAGGCTGGTGCAACCAAAGCAGCTAAAATAAGAAAAATGTATTTAATATATTTCATTGTTTAAATCTATAAGCAAGATCAAATGTTTTTAAATCTGATATTGGTATAGGTGCAGTCCCTATTTCTTCATCTACTGATACACATTTGTTATTTATAACTATGTGAGTCATTTCGTATATTTTATCTTTTTTAATTAAGATATCACCGACTCTTACATCATAAACTGATATTTGTTCTAAGCCTTCATCTTGCAAAACTTCACTAGGTCTTTTGCCATATTTCTTTTGAAACCTAATAGCACCAAATTTGTTTTTGTATTTACCTTTGAAAACCTCTAGCCAGTTTGTACCTTTTACATGATCAACGTAACCAGCAAGAAAAGTATTACAATCGTTAATACCCCATTCAAAAGGCATACCCATTTTTTCTTCGACATATTCATTCAGTATATTTATGTTCATCGTATTGCCTTAAATGGCACATCTATCTTCATTCCAGAACCACCTTTAGAAGCACTTGATGTAGCTTTCTTAGGTCTAGTTATAGAAATCTGATTACCACCACCAGAAGCAGTAGAACTAGCTGCTACAGAAGATGTTATGGTGTAAGTATTAGCATCAGGAACAGAAGCTACAGTTTGTTCACCACCTATCAGATCACCTGTTAAACCACCGACATCTTGCAGACCGCTAATAAAAACTTTATCGCTAGTTGCTAATCCATGTGCGAGATCGTTGATAGTTACAGTTGTAGAAGATGCAGTTGTTTCTATGACATTGTTTGCTGGTGTTGCAGAATCTATAGTGATGCTTGTGCCACCACCTCTACCAGTTGCAGTTGCATTAGATGTAACCTGAATCACAACTCTATTATTATCTGGAACTGCATAGACATCGTGTTGTTTATTCAATTCTGAAGTGCCTATGCCATTAGTAGCTGTAGCGTTTGCAATGGTAATTTTACTACTCGTTGATAAACCATGATTTTGATAATCAACGATTATTTGCCTTGAACCTGATGTAGTGCTTAATGGTTCTATAGATGGAGTTACAGTTTGCTGAACTTCAGCAGTAATAGTATTTTTGGTAGCTGATTTTACTTTCGATAAAAGACTACCATCAAAAACAAAACCGCCAGCATCAGCAGCGTTAGAATCTAATATTACTAAATCTCCTACATCAACAAAATTATTAGCATTGATAGTTATATCTGCTGAACCAGATGTAGTTTCAATCAATACTGGTGGAACTGGAAGATCATTGACAGTCACCTCATTCCCACCAAAAAGATCAGTATGTTCTGTTGTAATCGTTGCATCATCAGGCAAATTTGTGGTGAAGCCTTGTCCATCTGCATCTACAGTTTCTACTGTAAATTCTTTATTTGCTATTGGTTGTATCACATCGCCATTATCAAAAATGGTTGTAGGAACTCCATCAACTATCACTTTTTCATTAATACCAAAAGTTGCACCACCATAATTAAAATGTAGTTTTAATGCACCAGATATTGTTTCAACAGTAAGAGTTGGATTAGTTGGCTGGTCGCCTTCTAAGAAAGTTTGTGAGCCAGCGTTTTGTGCATTTTGAACTGAAGTGATACCAGATTGAGTGCCTACAAAACCGCTTCCTAAAGCTGAACCCTCAACACCCCAAGTTAAATCTTTCAAAATAACTGAAGCATATCTAAGACCAGTATCGTCAGAAAAAAAAGTTTGTTGTGATTCTAAGTTTGTATATCTGCCGTTAGTCTTTTCAAAATTAACAAATTGAGAAGAACAAGTAACAGATATGGCAGCAGTATTTGAATTATTATCTTCGCTAATAAGTGCATCATTAATTCTACCAGCAAAGATTTGCAAAGGATCAGATACTAAGGCATTAGATGAATTAAGAAATGCTTTGAAAATTTTTACTTCACGATCTAAATAATCCTCGCTTAATAAAATATTGCTATAAGTTTGTTCTACACCAGATAAAGTTATGGTGATTGATTCTATAGATAATTGATTGGATTCAGTTATATCAGAGAATGCTAAGAAATGTCCTGTAGGATTGTAAGTATTTGAATCGTAAGTTACTGGTATGAAGCCATCAGAAAGATAAACAGTTCCAGAATCAAAAGCTACCTCTAAAAGATGAAATGGTCTATTTGCATCTTTTACTACTTCAGTCTGAAATCCACTTGTTGATCCT